GTGTTTCCCGTTCTTAATAAGCACATTTTCTTCCTGACCCCCTGAGGGGGTCAAGTTTAGTGTTTATAGTGTATGTATAATTTAGTTTGGACTCTGAGAGTCCCGATAGATTATTCTGCATGGCAGAATTTAATGTTCTGTGTTTTGGTCTGTACGACTAGGATTGAATCACTCTATAGATTCAATTTTTCCTTTGTAATGTTTTATTAATAATAACATTCTTTCTCCTTTAACAAGGATTATTTGGTACGTATTTTATTACGTAGCCTCTCAATTGTATTTTATATACATGCGATATGTGGGTAGACCCACGCATTCAGTATTTTTACTGTTTGATTCATGACGAACCCGAGTTTATTCTCGGAGATTCTGATGTGAGCTTGAGTTTTTAAACTCTTGCTAATGAAGTTCATAATTTTGCTATAATTATGTCCACCATGAAAAATTATCAAAGATATAGACCTCTGTTCTAGTATAATCAACTAATTTTAAAAATCACGATTATATATTACAAGTCTCAAGTCTGTCTTTGTATTACTTAGCACGTCCCACCACTTTTATTAGTGGGTCTTGGCTACCAGCCGATTATGGGATTCGCGCAGATATTCAGCATAGGTTGCAATGGAGCGAACGTGTACGTTAAGCATGCCGGTGATCTGATCAAAATAGGTGAAAACCCTTGAGAGATGATTGAACGAATCCAACAAACCGCCCCCTGTGAGGCCTATGGGGTTAAATTGTATCCTAAGGAGTTATGACATCATTCGTAACAAAAACAGAAATTTTCTTTATTGAACCATGACAGACAACTATAAGAACATTTCAAAACTAAGCGTAGGTAACGCCTCGCACAAAACACATTTAATTATCAATAATATGTTTCAAGAAAACTGGAGTGAACCAGCGGATATCGAAGAATTTAAAAACTTCGAACCAAAAAACACAAAGGTAGGCATTTCGACAACCGAGGCGAGAGCGTTCAGAAAGAATAGATACTTAGCTTCTAAAGCTGAGCGTCGATTTAATTTGATGCAATTTCCTAAAAACAGAAATAAACAGGTAACTCCTGGTACAGTAGATGTAGCAACCACGAGTGTGGATCCAAGTTGGGTCCTCAGGGATGATGCTCCCTGGAAGGTTCGAGGGGGTAATTCATACAATCGTCGCAAACAACTTGGTAAAACAGTTGTCAAGCGAGGTGAGTATCATAAACCCTCTGAAGCAGCCAGGAGTTTGGAATTCACAATTAGTCAAATTGACAATTGGTTTCCGCATTTGGTGATTAGTTCACTGGATAAGGCTGTAGTGCCACTTCCAGTGAAAACAGTTAAGCCTGATCTAATTAAGCAACGAGCTAACAAACGCAAGTTGTTCTTGGCTAGGTATCAGAATAGTAAACGAGCTGAAGAAGTTTGGGACAGTTCCCAAGCTAGTAGTAAGTATACACACTGGCAGGCTGCAGTACGAACCATGGAAAGTTCCACTCAAAAAGTTAAGACAGATTACTCTTATGTAGATCATATGATTAAAACGTCATCACAACATGCAGATGTTATGAAACTAGTTATGGCAGATATAGAAAACCCTAATTCAGTGACATCCCAGAAGATGGGAAAGAAAGGAATTAGGAGATTCAAATCGGCAACAACAACGAGTTTAGCTGGATTGAGCGCCCCCCCGAAGTTAAGGAGGGAAGGCAATGCGAGTAGTGCCCCTATGGGGGCTTATGACTCGATTGTACCGGTAGAAGATAAGTTCAAAGATTATCATACTATCACACCAGCCACTGGTTTCTTCCTATTTATGATGAGGGAACTTCATGTTCCTGAGATGAAAATGAGGACTATGATGACTGGATTAATTAATTTATTCAGTATTTTTAGAACTGAGGAAGATTCCACTAGGGCACAACTAATAGTTATGTTTGCCGGTAGTGACTTGTTTTTGTTCATTTGCGGATTGATTAATGAGAATATCAACCAGCATGAGAAATGTAGCACTGAATGGCTATTGAACTTGTTTGAAACAGTAGGAGGTATGGTTTCTGGGAAACCTGCAACCAAAACTAGAACTACTGATAAAACGAAATTCAGAAATGAAGGTAAAGCTTCAGTGTTGCTGAATCGAATCAAGTTTTCTCCTTTAGTGGTAAAAACTATGTATATCTTTAGTCATGTAGTTGGACTAGCCTCTTTCGCAGAGATAGCCAAAGTAGAATCTTTTACTGCTGCTTCAGCAGTTAAGATTCTAGATTTAGCTTCAACAGAAACTAACACTATGATTATGTTGGTAGAACTGATTGAGTACTGGGAAGAGAGAGTTGAAGCTTTCAAAATCACTAAAGATTGGCGAGAATTTTTCCAATTGTCACAAGTAGATGGCATGGTAGAAAAGTTGGCAGCTTTTAAATTGAGAATTGAGAAGATGACAACTGATCTAGAGCCAGAAGACTATAGATTAGTAAATACAGAAGGACAAGCCCTATTAATTAGATGCTTGCACATCAAACATCCTATGGTAACAAATATGGCTTTCACCTTGAGGGACGAGTTGTTCACTATGGTGAAAAGGTCAAAACGGAAAAGACAAATGCCACATGGCTATATCATAGGTGGAGAACCCGGAGTGGGTAAAACACATATGTTAGAGATGTTATGTGACCACTTAAAATGTCGTAGGAAAATTCCTATGTCGGCTTCAGTGGATCATGTCTATCAAGAAACTGATCACCAACAATTACCTCTGGTAGTTAAGGTGGTTGTGTTCAATGATATCTTCCAAATCAAGGATGACTGTGCTAAGGTGCCAGTTATGCAGTTGCTACAGAGTTTGTGTGACACAACCCCTTTTAGTTTCCAGGCAGCTTCCATAGCTGATAAAGATACTTCAAGTGTGGCACCAGAGTTTGTGATTGGAACAACCAATGCACATTCTTATTTCATGTCAACTGCTATAGGCGGAGCAAATAAACTCAATAGACGATACAAAGTCATTTGGGTTGATTATAGCCCTGCTACTCTAGCAAACTACACGGAGGATGAGTTGAAACAAAACCCTTATGTAGAAGGAGGCATGATTTACGGAGTTTATGATATGGATTCAGGTAAAGGTCAAACTGTAACGGTAAAACCCAAACCAGATGCTGTACCTATCTATGTAACAGATAATGTTACTGATCTAGTCTATTGGATAATGGACAGACGTGACGAATTTGTGGCTCTGGAGCGAATAGCAGTCGAGAAATGCGAATGTGGAGTACTGAAAGGTACTAATCATAAGTGTTATCTAGATCGAGTAGCTGAGCAACCTTTGGTCAACGCCGAAGAAATTGATGAAGTTGCTGCTGTGGCTACTAACACGACGCCAAGTAGATGGCCTTTCATGAATTGGAGGAACAATGAAGAATACCCCGAGATAGAAGCTTTTGAAACAAGCATGCTAGAACTTGAGGGTAATATCAATGTGACTCACCGAGTAGAAAGCAATCAGTGTAACTATATGGCCGGAGTGGTCAGAAATTTCACTGACGAGTATCGTAGTCTTAAGAAAGGCGCAAAAATTGGTATGTTAGGCATGGGAGCTTTAGGTTTAGTTTTGCTAGTCCTGAAGACAACTGTTAAAGGGTATAATTACTATTATCCTATAACTATTGCCAATGAAGGAGCATGTGTAACCAAATTAAATTGTGATTTAGGTGAAGCACCATTTGTTAGGAAATTCACGAACGTCAACGTGGCTTGGGCTCAGCGGAGCACCCACGTGGCTATTATGGAAATCTGGTCAGGTAGTTATTCTATGCATGCGTTGCTAATAACTCAAAAGATGGTAGCTATACCTAAACATTTTATAATAGATGGTAAGGTTCATGAAGGGAGTGAACTAGTTTTCAAATATCACGGTATTGTGCAAACTAGAAAATTCCAATTAGCACACTGGTATGCAATGCCTGGTGTAAAAGACGTAGGTTTTTTATATGTAGGAGGCATGCCTTCACTAACTCATCCGGTTTTCAATAACCTGGATGCTGAAGTTCATAGAGAACGTATGCAAGGCACGCTGGGGGACACCCCCTTAGAAGCCATCCAATTTGATGGTCGCAGATATTTGTATGAAGCCAAATCACAACCAGGTGATTGTGGTTTACCATTAGTATCAAGTACAGGAGTTGTGTTAGGCTTCCACGTTGGAGTGTACGAACACAATGACGCTAGGGCTGCTGAACCTATAACTAGGAACATGGCTTTAGAAGCGATGGAGGCTTTTGAGAAAAGAGGATTAATCAGTGATATTTTCAGTGATAAAGTTCCAGATATAGTTAAAATAGTATTGCAAGGTAGTTCAGGTATGCATCCCAGTTCGGATGCTGCCTGGTACGACCAAAAACAACAATCTGTTCTTTACAGTGGTTTAACCCCTTTAGGTTTTACCAATGTAAAAAATAAGTCTAGAATGACATGCAGGCGAACAACCATGTATGAGCACTTTGGTGGTGAGATTGATACCCATGGTAAACCTTATGTAGGAAAAGCCAAACCAATTGATGGTGACTGGGTAAGTCCGGTAGTGTATTTTTTGAGAAATACTTCACATACTGGTAATGTCGATCACAATTTAGCTATGGCCGCTATAGACCAATTTCTGGGAGAAATACCAGATGGTACTATAGGGCCTCTTTCTTGGACTGAAACGATAGTTGGGCACCCTGATAACGTTTTCATTAACGCCAGGGATAACAGCAAAGCTGTAGGTTTTTCAATGGGTGCTAGAGGTATATCTAAAAATTTGGCGTTTGTACAAGAAGAAGATGGTGCATGGACAATACACCCAACTCTTGTACGAGAGATGCGACGCTTAGAATATGAAATGGAATTTGAAGACATACCACTGAGTGTGGCAGAAGCTAATTTTAAAGACGAAGCTTACCCCATGGAAAAAGTGGCGCAGAACAAAGCTAGGATATTCTTTGTGAATGACATTGCACAGAATTTACTTATGCGGAAGTATTTGTTGCCAATTTTAGCCTATCTGATGGAATTTCCTTTGGAGACAGGATTAATTGTGGCTATGAATGCTGCTAGTTATGAATGGGGATTGCAAGCTAGCTATCTTAATGAATTCGGAGACGTGACAAATAAGATAGCTGGCGATCAGAAATCTTTAGATCAAAGACAAAACGAAATGTTGAGTTATTATGCTGTATGCATGGAAAAACTTAGCGCTAAATTAGGATACTCAAAAAGAGACCAGAGAATGGTCAGG